GCCGCCGACCGCGCCGCCCTCGCCGCCGACCCCGCCGCCGACCGCGCCGCCGACCACGCCGACTCCGCCGACCACGCCGCCGACCGCGTCGACCGCGCCGCCGACCGCGTCGACCGCGCCGCCGACCACGCCGACTCCGCCGCCGACTCCGCCGCCGACTCCGATTTATCTTTCAAGTCGCAATACGCAATTACCATATTCAAAGCCTCAACACACTGTTTTGCATACGGTTCAGGATTCGACATCAAACGATCACGGTCTCGCGTATGACGTTGTGAAGCGAGTTTCCAGCGCACGCTATCAACGCTTGCACCTACCGGAATCGATTCCAGAAAGTCAACCGCGAATTGTTGAGCGTCTTTCGCAGGCAGACCTTCGAAAATTCGGTCTTCCAGATGCGCGAGCCATTGCGGCAAACCAAGTTCGTTTTCGTAAGCCTCGTGATCGTATTTATTGAGTGTGCAGCCGACCGCGCAGCCGTGCGAACCGCTCCAGCCTTCACCCTGAATGATCTCATCGGCTGCATGATGCGCCTTGAGGCGCGCGAGGTACTTTTCCTTGATTGCTGGGTCACCGTGAAATGCTTTCATGATTTCTCCTTCGTTGATGGTGACTGGACTATAGCAAATGCAAACTCAGTTCGCAAGTGCTAAGGCATGTCAGGCCATGTTTTGTTGGATTTCTGGATGTTCTCTAACCAGGGCAGAACTTGTAAATTCTGCTCCCAGTGCAAACCGCATACCAGCTTTGACCTCAATGGCACGATGTGGTCCACGTGATAAGGCTCTCCTAACGTCTCGCTAAGAAAAACCGCCAGTTCATAGATTTCTTTTATGGCTTTGAGATCTGCCCAAGACGGCGTAGCTTTGATCTTTGTAGCGTTGCGTTTGTTGGCGCGTGCGTTGATCGCCCCGCGATGTGCCGCTTGATACCCCACATGGTAGGCAGTCAATTTTTCGCGGTTACTTTCCCTGTAGCGCTTCGCGGCGAGTCGTCCAGCAGGAGATTTGGCGTATTCGCTCTGATAGGTGCGAACTTTGCGCTCAAAATTTTCCTTCACGCTTTCGTAGTAGGCATCCAAAGCTGCTAGTTCTTCGTCGGAGTATTCCATGCTCAGTGTCCTTTCAAGTGCCGAAAGTATAGCAAGAGAAAATTTATCCGTAAAATATGTCTTGACAAGGGGAATTTTAGCGCCTAAATTCTGGTCTGCGTTACCCATCAACCGAAGGAGATGAAGAATGCTTGAAACACGTATTGAAGAGTTGACGCAAGCCGTTGAAGGCTTGATCAAGGTGCTTGTGGATCGTTTTGAGCCGAACAGCGGTATGCAAGCGCCAAGGCCAGATTCGATCGTCCACGAATTGAAAGGTGCGCCGCTCGCTACGGCTTCGATGAAGGTCGAAGACCTCCCAAACGAACCCTCACCGACCACTACCAGCACTTCGCAGACTTCCGCAGAAGAATCAAAGCCGGTTGCCTATAGCGACGTCGCCAAGCTGGTGACGCAGATCGCAAAGACCGATCTGGCGAAAGCGAAGGCAGCGCTCGCGCGTCTCGGCGTGAAGCACGGCAAGGAACTGACCGAAACTCAGTGGCCGGAAGCCGTGACTTACTTGACACGCGTTGCGAACCGCGAAGTCGATCCGGAGGCTCCACATGAAGCATGACCTCCTAGGAATCTTTGTTTGCGTTTCAGCAGGGATGACTTTTATGTGTTGTTCCGTTGTCCTGTTTGCCATCGCGTGGGGGTTAAGCAAATGAGTGAGGAATACCACGCTCTAGCCAGCCCGTCGAGCGCGCACCGCTGGCTGTATTGCGCAAACTCGCTCGCCATGGAGATCGGCCAGCCGGAAGGCGATACGAAGGCTGCGGATCTCGGAACGGACAAGCACGAATTGCTGACCTTGTGCATGGCCTTCGGAAACGATGCGATGAAGTATGAAGGTCATATCCTGAAGAAAGGACATACCGTCAACCGGGAGTTAGCCGCCGACGTACAGACTGTTATTGATAACGTACGCGAGCGTATTCGTAGTTACATTCTGCTCGGCTGTCACGTTACTGTCGAAGTGGAGCAGGATCTCCCGATTGAGCACATCACGGGCGAGGAGGGTGCTACTGGACGCGGGGATATCGTGCTTGTCGTTAGCTATCCTGATGGTCATTCTGTGCTTGATGTAGTCGATGCGAAATTCGGATACTCCGAAGTCGAAGTCGAAGAGAATCCGCAGCTGCTTATGTACGGTTCCGGAGCGCTTGAGAAGTTCGGGCTTACGGAAGAGTTCACGCATGTGAACCTGATCATTGAGCAGCCGCTTCGCTCTTCCGCATCGAAAGAATGGTTTACGACGCCTGACTTCATTACTGGATGGGCGCATGCGTACGCGACTCCGGCAGCGCAGAAGGCAATTTTGATTCACAAGATGGTGGATAAACGCGCGCTGAAGGAATCGGACTTTGCGCCGTCGGAGAAGACCTGCCAGTGGTGCAAGGCGAAGGCGGTCTGCCCTGCATTGCTGAAAGCAGTAGAGGAAGTGACAGGCGCGGATTTCGAAGCTGAAGATCCAGTCATCGACAACATTGAACTGATCCGCGTCGAGTCACTCGGGCAGAAGTTCGCCAGGCTGGAGATGGTCGAAGACTGGATCAAGGCTGTACGCGCGCGTATCGAACTGGAAGTGTTCGCAGGCAAGACCGTACCGGGCGTCAAGGTTGTGGCAGGCAAGCGCGGTAACCGGCAATGGGCGTCGGATGAGGAAGCGGAAAGCCTCATGAAGAAGTTCAAGATGAAACAGGACCATATGTACAGCTTCAAACTGCTCGGCCCCAAGCCTATCCTTGAAGCGCTGAAGGATCAACCGCGACGCCTGAAACAGATTGAGGCTTTGGTGATTCAGGCTGAAGGAAAGCCGCATGTAGTCCACGAATCGGACAAGCGTCCGGCTATTGAAGTCAAACCCTTGGAAGACGGCTTTGAAGCCGAAGACCTTTGTTAAGGAGATGTAGAAAATGGGTACCATCGTGCAATTGAAGAATGTCCGCATCGCGTTTATCGATGATCTTTTCGAGCCCGCGCAGTATGAAGGCCAAGGCGATTTCCGCCACACTGCCACGTTCATCGTGGAGCCGGGTAGCGCAAACGACGCTGCGATTCAGGACGCAATCCAGAAAGAGGCAGTCGCCTTGTGGGGGAAGAAGGCCGATGCTTTTCTTGAAGACATGCGAGGGAACAAGAACAAGTTCTCATACATGAAAAACAAGAAAGACAAGACGGGCGAAGTGTATGAAGGGTTCGAGAACCGCTATGCGCTGTCGGCAGTGCGCAAGCAGAAGGACGGCGCGCCGATCTTTCTGCACAAGTTCAAGGATCCGGAAACCGGCAAGGCTCAAAAGTTGACCGGCAAGGAGGGCGTGATCTACGCCGGGTGCTACGTCAACGCCAAGGTGGAAATGTGGGCTCAGTCAGGCACGTATAGTGGCATGCGCTGCGGGCTGCTCGGCGTACAGTTCCAGGACCACGGTGACAGCTTCGGCGGCGCGTCGCGCGCTACGGATGACGGATTTGATGTTGTCGATGCGGAAGACGATCTGGCGTAACTATGGAGGCCCGGCGAAAGCCGGGTTCAGCAGATGCGAGACATAAATTATTCAAGCTGGAGCGACGAAGAGTTACGCAGCGCACTGATTGCGGATGACGATGATGTGTGCGCGATTCTGGAAGCCGCAAAGCGTTTTGCGAAACAGGAACCGGAAGACGACAGCGAAAAACGGCATGAGTTTGATATCGCGATGACGTGCCCGGAATGCGGTCACGAATGGGATGAGCCCGTTGACTTCGCGGACTACGAGGACTACGAGGACAACGAGGATCAGCGATGAAACTCTGGTGGGATCTGGAAACATACAGCGAAATCCCAATCACGGATGGCGCGCATAAATATGCGGAGGCAGCAGAGGTATTGCTATTTGCGTGGGCGGTCGATGACGGGCCGGTTCAGTGTTGGGATGCGACGTACACCCCTATGCCCGGTGAACTCATTGAAGCCGTACAGGACGCCGACGAATTTTGGGGGCATAACTCCGGGATGTTTGACCGCGTGGTTTTAAAACACGCCTTGCCGTACTTCATGGCCGATGAAGCGCGCCACCGCGACACAATGGTTCAGGCGCTTTGCCATGGACTCCCTGGAAAGTTGGATACCTTGTGCGAGATTTTCAAACTCGACACGGATATAGCAAAGCACAAGCGCGGTAAGCAGCTGATTCAACTGTTTTGCAAACCGCGCCCTGTTAACAGCACGATCAGGCGCTATACGCGCGAAACGCATCCAGCAGAGTGGGCGGAATTCATCGAGTACGCGGAGTCGGATATCACTTCGATGCGCATCCTGCATCAGAAAATGCCGAAGTGGAATTACCCGAATCACGAATTCGAACTTAAGCTTTGGAAACTGGATCAGCGAATCAATCAGGAGGGCATTTATGTCGATCTGGATCTCGCGAGGTCTGCCGTTGAAGCGGTCGATGTTGCGCAAGCCGGCCTTGCGGTCGCTGTTAGCGAAGCAACGGATGGAGCAGTTACATCCGCGACGCAAAGAGATAAATTGCTTGAACACATACTCAGAGAACATGGGGTATCACTGCCCGATATGCGGGCGGATACACTTGAACGACGCCTTACGGATTCGTCTTTGCCCGATGGAGTCAGAGATCTGATCGGCATCCGCCTTATGGCCTCTACGTCATCCGTAAGCAAGTACAAGAGGGTGATTCGTTCTACCAGTTCGGACGGGTGCCTGCGAGGCGTGATCCAGTTCTCGGGCGCTGGGCGGACCGGACGCGATGCCGGCCGACTCTTCCAGCCTCAGAATCTGATGCGCCCTACGCTACCGGGTGGTGAGATCGACGCGGGCATTGACGCCATCAAGGCCGGTTGCGCGGATCTCGTTACGGGTAACGTGATGGAACTATGCGCGAACGCGATGCGCGGAGTGATCATCGCGCCGCCGGGTAAGAAGATCGTCATAGCCGACCTGTCGAATATCGAAGGGCGTGTACTGGCCTGGCTGGCCGGCGAAGAGTGGAAGCTACAGGCGTTTCGGGATTTTGATAGAGGCGAAGGTCCGGATCTTTACATTGCTTCGTATGCGCGGACTTTCGGCGTCTCTCTTGAAGAAGCAAAGCGCCAAGTAGGCAAGGTGCTGGAACTGGCTATGGGTTTCGGAGGCGGGGTCGGATCGTTCATTACATTTGCTGCGGTTTACGCTCTGGACCTTGAACAGATGACGAGCGGCCTGTCATTGCCGGATGATGCCGTGAGAGAAGCCCTCAATTTTTGGGAATGGTCTATTGAGACGAAGCGCTCCACGTACGGTCTGCCGAAAGACGTATTCATCGCTTGCGATTCCTTGAAACGCCTATGGCGACGCGCGCATCCGAAAACGGTTCAGATGTGGACAAGCGACGATCTTTCATTCAGCAATGCGGTTAGCAATGAAGGTAAGGAGTTTGTCTCAGGGCGTTGCACCTTCGTGCGCAAGGGCAACTGGTTGCGTGTCATTCTACCGAGTGGGCGTTCCGTCTCCTACCCCGCACCGCAGACGGACAGTAGACTGTCCTATATGGGCTTGAACCAGTACAGCCGGAAATGGCAAAGACTTACAACGTATGGGGGCAAAATAACTGAAAACCGTACGCAAGCCGTCGCCCGTGATGTGTTCAAGGCAAGCTATCCCGCGATTCTTGAAGCCGGATACGAGATCCGTCTACCAGTGCACGATGAGAACATCACGTACGCTCCGGACGGTCTGATGTATGGGCCGAAGCACCTGTCGTCGCTCATGGCCGTGGTTCCGGCATGGGCACCAGGATTACCCTTAGCTGCAGCGGGTTTTGAAGGATACCGATACAGGAAGGGTTGACATTTCCTATAGCAATTGCTATAGTGAAGTCGTGCGCTGCGGGTAACAGCTACCGTCCACATTCGGCTAGTCAGGGGACTCAAGAGGTAAAAGGTCTGGCCAGCGCACCCTTAACAACGAAGGAGCAAACATGTTCCCCAAAGACAGGACACACTATCGCGCTACGCCCCGCACGCTCAATGAGGCGTTTGGGCCTTATCACGGGTTGAATGTCGAGTATCGTCGCGTGCGAAAGGACATTCTCTCTGTGGCGCTCGGCGTGATCGCGCTCGGAGTTGTTTACGGTTTGCTGATTGGGTGGCGCGGATGAAAGAGCGCGAAGTCGAACAGTATCTCATTCGTCGGGTTAAGGAAATCGGCGGCGAGCAACGCAAGTTCACTTCCCCCGGCCACAAGGACGTACCTGATCGCATTGTTGTTCTCGACGGTCGGGTGTACTTCGTGGAATTGAAAGCACCCGGCAAGTTCCTGCGCCCCGGCCAGGTTCGCGAGCATGCGAAGCTTCGTACCGTCGGCGCGCACGTATTCACAATCGACAGCAAGGAAGGTGTCGATTACTTTATTGAAAAGGTGACGAAATGAGCGGTCTGCCAATGGTGCTTTTGTGCTGGGGTATCGCGATTCTGGCCTTCGCCTGCGGATGGGCCGTGCGTCCGCGATGAAACTTCGTCCCTACCAACAACTGATCATCGATCACATTCTGGAAAAGGAGAGATGCAATGCCTTCGTACCAATGGGTCTTGGCAAAACGATCAGCACCCTTCGAGCCATCGAAGCTACAGCGCTGGTCGATCAAGGCCCGACGTTGGTCCTTGCGCCTCTCCGGGTTGCGCAAAGTACGTGGCCTGACGAAGTCAAGAAGTGGGATCTCGATTTGCCAGTCACGCCTGTCGTCGGTACAGCGGAGCAACGGGCTATGGCGCTTCGCGAGGATTCCGCCATCTTCACGATCAACTATGAAAACGTACCGTGGTTAGTTGAGTGGTTTAAATATAATCCCCGCCCATGGCCGTTTAAAACGATAGTCGCGGACGAGGTAACGAAACTCAAAGGCTTTCGCACGCGCCAAGGTACGAAGCGCGCAAAGGCGCTTGCGGAAGTCGCACACAAGAAGGTGGACAGATGGATAGGATTGACAGGGACACCTGCGCCCAATGGGCTGAAAGATCTATGGGGGCCGATGTGGTTCGTAGATGGGGGCCAGAGACTTGGAAAGTCGTTTACAGCGTTTTCTCAACGCTGGTTTCGGACGAGCTACGACGGGTATGGGCTGGAGCCGGTACAGCATGCGCAATCCGAGATTCAGAAGATGATTTCCGACGTATGCTTATCCTTGGATGCGAAGGACTATTTCAATCTCTCAGAACCAATCTCGAACCGGATAGTTGTGGATCTGCCTTACAAGGCGAGACAGCAGTACCGGGACATGGAGAAGAAAATGTTCCTCGAACTGGAGGGGCACTTGGGGCCGACCGAAGTGGAAGCGCTGAACGCAGCCAGCAAGACGCAGAAGTGCCTCCAGCTGGCAAACGGCGCGATTTATACCGATGAACAGCGAAACTGGACGGAGGTTCACGATGCCAAGATTGCGGCACTTGACGACATTATCGAAGAGGCCGGCGGTTCGCCTGTTCTCGTGGCATATCATTTTCGCCATGACTTGCATCGTCTTACTGCCGCTTTTTCTCGCGGCCGCGTGCTTGATTCCGATCCAGAAACTATTAGAAGCTGGAACGCGGGGAAAATACCGGTTCTGTTTGCTCATCCTGCTAGTGCTGGCCATGGCCTTAATCTTCAGGACGGAGGGAACATACTGGTATTTTTCTCAGTGAACTGGAACCTCGAAGAGCACCAACAGATCATCGAGCGGATAGGCCCGACCAGGCAGATGCAGGCAGGGCATGACAGGCCGGTATTCATCCACTACATACTGGCGAATGACACTGTGGACTTCGACGTACTGGAGCGGCTTGAAAGCAAGCGCTCAGTGCAGGACATTCTTATGCAGGCTATGAAGAGGCGAAAATGAAAGAGCATATTGACTTGATCTATGAATTGATAAAGGCCACTACTACGCGCGTCAACGAGCATCAAGCGAGGATCACGCAACTCGAAAAGCTTGTTCACTATCCAGCTTCCTTGAAAACCGATGTCGCTTCCGTAAATGCACGCCTTAAAGAGCAGGCCGCACAGCACGAAGCAATGACCAACCGTACGGCATCCGGTCCTGAACTGCACGCCAACCTGTACGCCCCCCTACGCAACGATACGAAGGCCGTACTGGATCTCGCCGCATTCGCGCGCCGTCTGCTCGATCCGCAGGATCTCGGACACGCAGTATCGTTTGAGGTACGGCAGGCAGCGCGCCGCGCTTTGGGTTTGCAGGAGGTCCAAGGGGGACTTCACGACATATGAAGCTCTACGCAACCGACGATCTGTCAAGGTCGATTCACGTCGCCTACGACCAGTTCACGCATGTGATCCTGAACCGGGGGTACTCGCTCGTGAAGCCGACGCTGTTTAATAGCTCCACGCTCGATGATCTCCCGATTCACCAGTACGCAAGCTGGATTCCGGCGACCGAACGACAGGTAACGATGTGGAAGGAGACAGGGGGCGTGCTGATCGAGCAGGACCCCCGCCCTGCGATCGAGCTTGCGCCCGATGTAACGCTAATGGTCGAGTGCCCATACCAGATGAAGCGGATAGAGGCATGCTGCCAGCGTAACGCGGCGTACGGGGTCATGCCGCGTCCCGTGAGCTGGGCGCAGCATGATGAGACGGTAGACCTCCGCTTCCCTCCTGTGCCCTTCCTGCAAGACCTGTGGAGCGTGTGCGGCGGCCAGCGCATGTCGAACAGCGAACTGGCGAACGAACTTGGCGTTCCGGTCGTCAACGTGCAGTTCATGAAGACCGCACTTCGGCCGGTGGAATTCTGGCATATCAAGAAACGCCTGGCCCCGGAGCGTGAAGAGTTCATCCCGGTTTGGGACTGGCTGGAAAGTAAGGAGTACCCGCGCAAGGAAATCACCAAGGCAGGTTACAGGAACTGGGTTGAAGAGATGGCGCGTTTCGGCTACATCCAGTTGAAGAAGATCCAGCACTACCCGGCGGAAACACCCGAATGGAAAGCACTGGAGCGCGGCCGGGAAGACGCGCTCAGGGATATGTCTTCTGTTCGATTACTTGTGGAGGATCTGCCTTGTCATCAGTAGTCGTTCTGTTTGCGCGCGCGGATAGCATCTACAAGACGATGCCCGACTGTGACGTATGGGATATAGAGCGCGACGCCCTTAAGTGGCAAGGTGGAGCGCCTATCGTTGCGCATCCGCCTTGTCGCGCGTGGGGCGCGTTAAGTCACATGGCGAATCCTAGACCGGGGGAGCGTGAATTAGCAATGTGGGCGGTTGACCGCATCCGGGAATATGGCGGGGTGCTAGAGCACCCGCGCGCATCCCGCTTGTGGCCTGAGTACAACCTGCCCAAGCCAGGATTACGCGATGAGTTCGGCGGTTTTTCGATTCTCATCCATCAAAGCTGGTTTGGGCATAAAGCCGAAAAACAGACGCTTCTTTACATCGCGGGTTGCGAACCCGAGAACTTGCCCACGTGGTCGATGTCATTGGTTCCGCCAACACATGTTATCGGGGCGCACCGCTTTCCCAAAGGGCATCCTCAATACCGCCCAGAGGTCACGAAAGCAGAGCGAGAACATACCCCGACTTCGTTAGCAAAATGGCTCGTTGAAGTGGCTAAACTTTGTCGGAATCCAGGGTTAGATTTGGTGTGATATCGCGTTCGTCCCGAAGCACTAGAACAGTCTGGCGAATCTCTTTGATACGAGGAGCATTTTGATGATACAGGTGGTTCAACTCGGCGAGCGCCGACTCTGTCTCACTATTGGAGACACCACTTTGCACTCCACCGCGAAGGGCGAGCGCCGCATCGAGCTTGACCTTTGCAAGGGCAGCACTATCGCCGAATTCCATCGTCGCGAGCTTATGGATTTCGTTGAGCCCTTCTATCCGCAGCGCGCGGGTCTGATCAGCCAGCTGATTCTCAAACTGCTCGACGCTCAGACGCGAGTAGGCAGGATCGATCTTGACCTGTTCAACAGCAGTTATGAAGTGCTGCAACTCGACGGAGCGACGGATATATCCGTCGAGTTCACGTGCCGTACAGTCAAGGGCGCACGAAGCGAGGAAGAGGTCACCCTTTGCTTCACTGATCGCCGCCTTTATTGACTGCTCGCTGATCAGACCATTCTTTCGTGCGCGACTAGTCACTTCTTCCTCTTCGGAATGTGCGCGCCCGACTTGCGAGCCTGATTCAGAGCGATAGCCACGGCCTGCTTTTGCGGCTTGCCGTGTTTCATCTCGGTCTTTATGTTGGACGAAACCGTATCTTTCGACTTACCTTTTTTGAGCGGCATAATGACTCCTAGTAAGAAAGACCCGTCGCAAAGCCAAGAGCCTGAAGTTCCGGCAACTGCTTCTTCAACCGTCCTGCGCCAATGTCCGTCCTGTAAAACGGGCTATTGGGTATCTTTACCTTTTTCAGGGCGCTGTAAGCACTGCGCCGCGCACCTGTTATGGACTGCCCCGTACCCGTGGCAACCAGAACGTAATCCCCGGCGGTAACCGGTCCCGGAAGATCAACCACCTTCCCGTTAATCTCGCGCGGCGCGTTGCCGATCATGACTTCGGAAAAGTGAAGGTGATCCATGTCTTCCGCATTGTAAATCGGAATTCCGCAGAGTTCCTTGTTCGTGATCTTCGAGTACGGGAAATCAGGAAGCGCCATCAGGACAGAGATACACACGGTGTCGGTCTTGATTTTAAGTGAGTCCTTACCGTTTACCAGATCGAGCATCCACTGCGCTTGGTCGCCTTCGATCAACGCAGTCAGGTTGTGGCGGATCGGCCAGCCGTCGCGCATCGTCCACTCAAGAGGGTAGGGGGTTCCATCGTGCGTTATCATGCAATTCACGTCGACGTAGCCCACATACCCGATGCGGTGGAGGTGATCTGTCGCTGGCTTCAGGACCATATCCGCCAGCCGGGATTTCTTGACGACGCGAACCGTCGTGCCCATTTCGCCGGTGTTGACTCCGAGATCGCCATTCATGAGCTTCTTGTTCTCGAAGTTCTCCACCCACCCGGCACGGCTCCAGCCCGCCGAGCCAAACCATCCGCCGACTGCCATTTCCATCCCGTCTATCTTGGTCTGGAGAATAAACCCTTCTTCCTTGGCCGCTTTCACGTACTTCGGAATCTTCTTCCAGCGCTCCAGCATGTAGACCATATCCGCCGCGTTATTCGCGACGTAGGACATTGCACGCTCGCCGTCACCGGACGGCTTGGAGACGAACGCTTTACCCTCCTTCTTTACGTAAGCGATCGCTGAATCGTAGTCATGAAACGTCTTGCCCGGAATGATCGGCATGCCGCAGTCGGCCATGACCTTCTGGCCGACTTCGCGGTCGAGCTCCCACTCAACACCGGCAAGGTTGCATCCAAAGATAGGGTAACCGATCCTGCGATACGGTTCGAGCAGATCGAGGTAGGAAACGTTGTCAGGGGTATAGATGAGGTCCGCCCACCCGATCCACTTCTTTCTCAGGTCGTTGAAATCGCGGATCTTCTCCACGATTCCCTCTCCGGCATGGCGGTCCGTCCCATCGGGACGCGGTTTGTCGTACCACTTCACCTCATGGCCCTGATGCTGCCAGCGCATGCAGAGGTCGAGCGCATTGCTACCCACATCGATGACTAGTATTTTCATTTCGCATTTGCTATAGTGGCCGTAACAACCTGGGAGATCACCATGAAAGGCTTACTTGAATTCCTTTGGGGCTGCGCACTTATCGGCGGCTTCTTCTTCATCTGCACGCATATAGGTTTCGTTCCTGCGATTGTGTTCGGGATGTTCGTCGGAATGTTCCTTGCCGCCGCACACGAACATCATTGAGGCGGTCTGTCGATCAATGCACGTGTTATAGCCGGCCCTGCGCGATTGTACAGATTAGCCGCGCCGTACGTAGCGCCCACGCCCCCCAAAATGGCAGGAAGAGCGCCAGCCCCTCCGGCGACGCCCGCACCCGCGCCGGCCGCACTGGCAAGTGCAGGAGGGATACCTTGCAGCAATCGGCGTTCTGCGGTTCCCGAAGACTTCGGCTCTTTCAAAAAGCGTGCGCCGATGTCCGCCAGATTGCCGAGATCGCCGGCCGCGTTACGCGCGACGAAAGACTTCCCCGTCTTTGTGGCAGTAAGCGCCCCGAGTAGCGCCGACGGCGGGATGTCGCCTGTAGGACTCTTCGCTGCAAGCGGCTCTATCGTGCGCTGTATCGCATATTGCCGTCGCAAAGTGTTGAGGCGCGCGTTATCTTCAGGGCTCATCTGCTTTTGCTGAAGCTCCAGAAGATCGTCCTGCAAATTGCTAAGTGCGTACTTCAGATCACCATTCGAAGTCTGCTTGATCTGAGTGTTAAGTTTCGTATTGATCTTCCGGAAAGTGCTGCCCGGAAGCACGCCGCCCTTGGCACTCTTCGAGATCAGATCAGAGTAGTAGTTGACGACGCTCTGCACTTCCGGCAACTGACCGTTAGCGTTCGACTTAAAAGCCTGCGTTGCAGAACGGTCGATAGGTACATCGTACTTCTGATTAAGCGCTCCAATCTCCTTGCCCACTTTTTTCGTCGCCTGCCCGAAGGCTTTACGCGTCGGCTTTCCGCCTTCTATGCCTGCCTGCTCTGACAGGTTGCGAAGGAATACGCCTTTATTGAATTCCGCATTGCTGCCCGATAGCGGAACAGAGGCCAGGCTTTCGCCAGCAATCTTGCTGTACTTGCCGCCTACCACCTGTTCCGGAGTCAGGCGAAAACCCATCTGATGAGCCTGCTGCGCGAGTTGTCGGGTTTCCTCATCTATGGCGGGTAACGCCTTCGCGGCAGCGGTTGCTGCGCCTTTGCCGACCACGCGCCCCGCCGCGCCGGCTGCCTCTTCGCCCGCCAGTACACCGCGCGGTACTTCACCAATCCGACCGAGTAAACCGGCGTCCGCCGGCAGCGCCTGCAAAGGGGAAAGCGCCTTACCAACGCCCTGCGTGATCGCCTGTCCGGTTTGCGTACGCGGCTGGTAGGTAAGCTTGTTCGCGAGATTGACGCCCGCTGCCTCGCCTTCCGCCGCGCCCTGCGGCGTGCCGTACTTGCCGCCGGTAAGTGTCTTGCCGAGCCCATACAACTGGCCGGCAGCGCCGCCGAGCGCACCCGTTGCCAACGCTGCTCCAGCCTCCGCACTGCCTTTGATGCGCTGCCCGATGCTTTCAGAGGGCGGCGCGACGTACACAGGATTCTGCGGAGCGCCAGCGGCCGGCGGAAGTTTCTCCAGACCGGTTGCCGGGTTGTTAAGTTGCGCGAGCAAAGCCGGATCAGTGACTTTCCCTCCGGATGAGGAGTCACCGCCACCGCCATTCAATTGCGCCAGGAGCGCCGGATCGGTTACCAGTTTCATTGCTCGTACCAGTCAGAACCGTGTTTTACATATGTCTTGTTGCCGATCGTCTTTGTTTCAGGCGCATTGCCTGCCTGTACACCCGGTTGACCTTTCGGCGTGCGCGCGGACTTCGCTACCTCTTCCGAAGACGCCCTAACCGTGGTCGCGGCTTCACGTTTAAGCTGCGCAAGGCCTGCCCGCGTCTGTTCGGAAGTATGCCACTGGCTTACTACGCGCCGCGCTTCTTCCATCGAGTTCACGGTAAGCGTGCCGCGTCCGAGGATCTGCGCGGCTTCCGATACCACGCCATTTTGTGCCGCGTCGTAAGCCGCGACGCGCGGATCGAACGTACGCCGGAGCGCTTCCATCTGCACCTGATTGGCGACTGGAATTCCTGTTCGCTCCAATGCGTCCGTCGCCTCCTGCAACTGGTCGCCAATCCCGCCCTTCTGCACAAGCGCGTTCGCCGCCGCGTCCACCTTGGCGGCTTGTACCGCGTTCGAGCGTGCGCCGGCCGTATCCGCCGCGTACTGGATGCGGTTGGTTGCAACGTTCCCGCCCTTCTGCGCATTTACCGCAGTGCCGTAGTTGATCGCCTCGGCGCGTACCGCTGCCTCGCTCTTCCCGCGCCCCATACCTGTGAATGCAGCGGAACCCCGCTGCGCGAAGTCTTCACCCAAGGCCTTGATTGCTTCACTCGAATAGCCGCCGACCGCTTTCGGGGCAGGCAAATTACCCTGCGTGTCCGGTGTCAGGTCGGCCACAGGGGCGGACCCCGCTCCGCCTCCTGCTGCCTGAATCCGGATGTTCAGATTGCCCTGCGCGATACCGATACGGCGCGATGCCAGATCCTCAAGCGCCCGATCGTGTCGCTCGCGTTCCTGAAAAGACAGGTTCTGGTTTTGAGCAGCCTGCGTATGCAAAGCAATTTCCGCATCGAGCTTCTTCAGTTCGAGTTGTGTCTTGAATTGCTCCGCTTTCGCCTTTTGCTGCGCGGTCATGTACGGTTCCATGGTCTGCACGTAGTCGTACAGATCCGAACCGGAGAGCCCTTGCTTCTGCCCCGACTGGATGATGTTCGAGAGCGAGAAGCCGCCTTCCATCTGGTCTTGCTGGGGTGGCGCGGCTTGCGGTGCCTGTTGCGGGGGCGCGGGAATCCCTGCCGGTTGCGCCTGTTGCGGGGGCGGCGCGCTAGGCATCGGACGGAAAGGCGGAATGCCCTGCGGGGACATAGCGCCCTGCGCGCCGCCCGGAAGCAATGGCGGACGCAACACCTGGCCGGGAACCGGGCCTTGGGGCAACGGAACGCCTCCGCCGGCCTGCTGCATCGGTTGTGATGCCTGACCGGGTGCCGGAGGTTGCGGCGCGGGCTGCTGCATCGCCTGCGGAGGCGGTTGCACCAGTTGAGGGAGTGCGTTGCCGGCCGCCGCCATTGCGGCCTGTTGCCGCTGGCGGTCCTGCTGCTGCTGCTGGAACTGCATAAGCTGCATCTGCTGTTGCTGCTTCGCTGCTGCCTGTTCCTGCAACTGCCCCTGGTACTGAATGAAGTAGGGAAGTCCCCCAAGTCCGGCCATGATCAATACCCCATGGTGAAGCCGTAGCTGTTACCGCCACCGCCATAGTACGGATTGGATGAGAACGCACCGGAGAAGTCGCCGCCGCTGAAAGACCCGCTAGCGCTATTCCCGCCGAACAGGCTTCCAAGTCCGCTTTGGACTTGCGGATTGCTGCCCAAGCCCTGGATACCCTGTGATATCAGTGCGCCGGCCGCTCCCGCGCCTTGCTGCGCATTCTGGTAAGGTACGGCCTGCGCCCCCTGTCCGTAATTCATATACGGAATCGCCTGCGACTGGAACCCCTGCGCCGGTCCGTACACGTTGCTTTGCAGGAACTGCCCATACGCGCCGCCAAGCTGTCCGGGCACTGCGGCGAGGCTCTGCGCGGTCTGATACGGCAATTGACCGCCCTGAAGCGTGGCTTGCCCCCCGGCCTGCCCGAGTGCGCCAGCCTGCCCGTAGGCTTGCCCCGCCGCGCCTAAACCCTG